CTGCGTCCTGTAATATCGTAACTTTGTCACCTGTAACAAATGGGTGTTCACTTAAACTTCCTCCGAAATTATCCGTTCTGAAACCTACGTTAGCGCCCAAATCGGTTTGGTTGTCGTCAAACCTCCAAACTACATTGTCGAATTGTTCGGTAACTTTAAAAGACCATTTTAAGCCAGCACCACTAACGCGACCTATTACCTCACTAACATCAGCCGGATAGAAGTCTGTACTAATATGGTTTTCTATATGTCTGTGGAAATCTACAATACCGAACCCTTCAGGATTTGGAAGTATTACAATACTAGATAATAATTCATAGTCAGAATCTGAGGGTGCGCCCTTGTAAATATCTACTAACCATTTAAAGTTAGATGATATTATATTAGTAGATTCTAAAACTACAATGGTTTCATTATAAGTAGGTGTAACTCCTAAAGGTTTAACTTTGATAGTTGTTTGGCTTCCTGTTTGAACGGGCATATATAAAATTGTATAATGTTATACACTAATATATATTAACCCGTTAACCGTTTTTATGCTCTTGTACCTCCCTTTGGTGCTCTTCTTCCTCCCGGAATAAATTGACCACCTTTGAAAAACTTACCAAATTTGAAGTCGTAAGTAACAGCATCTGAAGTGCTAAAGTTCTTTGGAAATTCTAAGGCGAATTCTAAAGATACTATGCTTAACAATTGGTCTTCAATGGCCAAATACTTCTTAGACTTAAAGACTTCACCCGACACGTCAAAGAAATGAGGAGAGCCGTCGATATATTGAAAGTAGTAAACGGAAGAAACAAATATTTCAATGCTTCCCCGTTTATCTACGTCAATAGTAACCCTAAATGAATCGCGCATCAAACCCGTATCAATAAGATTTTGTCTTATGACTTCCTTCTCATAAAGCATAGCTAAAGACTTAGCTAGTTTTTTAATCTTTGATTTAAACTTACTAGCCATTTATTAAACTCTTTCAACTAGTAAAACATCAGATTCATTTAAGCCAAAAGTTTCGGCTATTATTTTAGATTGTAAACCCTTGTATGTTAATATCGACCAACTAATAACATCGACAATTGGATAAGTAAAGTTAACTAGTCTTTTGTCTTCTTCAATATCCCAAGCTTTAAAAAAGTACTTACCACTTAACAGGTTACTTTCTGAAGAATAAATCTTATATTCAAACCTTAGTAGACCGTCTGATAATAGTTGGTTATCTGTCGCAACCTGTGCAACTGTTAAAACAGGATTTGTAATTTCGTCCCCGAAGTCACTTGTTAAACTTCCTGTAGTTTTATAATAAATTGAATTCTCCATTTTTATATATTTAGTTTTGTTATGCTATTTTCACCGTTCCGCCATCGTTCCAGATTCCTTTAGTGGGTGCACTTGTTGGTATGTTTGGAAAATCTATATTTCCGTCTGATAAAAAGTGTATTAATTTCCTTCCGTTTGTTGCATCGTATAAGTACATTTCCCCACTTGCAAAAGCTGACCCCGTTCCGTCTCCCTCAATTAACCAATACTCTTGAGTACCGTTAGATATTTTTAACTTTGGGTAGTTGGTATGGTCAAGTGAAATTTCATTACTTCCTGACTTTGTATCTAAATTTCCACCTATTAAAGTTGCACCTGCTGTTTGTACGTTGTAACTAGTATCTATGTCCACTTTCCCCACATTACCCAAAGCGACAGATGTTATATTATTTATTCTTATAGGGGTATTACTTCCGTTTGATATTGCAAATTCGTCTTGGTTAAAGGTTGTTGAAGCGTTGGCAGAAGTGAAACTCCATACTCCGCCAGTCGTTCCATTATCTAAAGACAGAGCCGTATGAATGCTAAAGTTTGTGTTTACTTTTTGTAATGATTTTGAAACACTAAAAACACCAGTTGTAAGACTGAAATCTAAATCTTTTGTTCCTATATTTAAAACACTATCAACCCCTAAATTAATATCCCCATTATCTAAGAAGTCCCAAAGTTTTACGGGTGTTGTATCATTGTTGTATATAGATAATGCGCTACCCGTTGACGTTCCTTGACCTTGTATAGTTGCCGAACCAAGTAAAGATATAGTTTTATCTTTAGCAATCTTCAAAGCTGTTTCATACGTACCGCCTAATCCCGCAGGGCTTACTTGCATTTCAAAATTAGCACCTCCCCCACCTACTTGAGTAGCTAATAAATTGACACCTTTCCAAGCTCCCGTAGTTCCAAAAGGTACTTCAATTGCTCTTTGTGCATTTACGGAAACACTGTTACCACTAAGTATTAAATTGTCGTTTGTTTTAATGTTTTCAATTAATACTTCTGAACCTTTTATATTTATTTTTCCATTGAAACCACCATTGTTAATCGCCCATAATTGCCCTGTTCCATTATTGGTATCATACTTAAAATTTAAAGCATTACTAACGTAAGTATTTAGACCCCCGAAAGAAGAATCACCGCTTACGTAAGCAACTTTATTGTCTTTATCCAATCCAAGTAAGTCAAAAGTTCCTTCACTAAAAGTTAAGCTATCTGTAAGCGTTGCAACCCTACCCGCTCCGATTGTATCATTAGCCGTATAGATTGAAGCACCACCACCACCACCACTAATTGCTGAAGTGTCTATGTCTACTGTGCTAGCATCGTTTAAAGTAAGTACTATTTTTTCGTTTGGTTCGTCGTAAGCTCCTGACTCTACAAATTTATCTGTAGTTGTAAGACTAGATAAGTCAATGTCTACGTTTGTCAAATCGTTCAAGGTAAGTGTTAACAACTTATTAGAGTTATCAAAAGCTCCTGACTGTACAAACTTATCCGGTGCAGAATTAATGGCAGTTGTTAAGTCTACACTATAAGCGGCTGCAGTGTCTGTCCTGTCAAACGTTATTATATTACCTGACAAAGTGGCAGCCGTTGTGTAATCATTCTCAAAGCCTGTTACTACTACGTCAACATCGTCATTCCTTGTTAGCGTTAAAGTTCCGTTATCATACTCTCCACTTATTACAAATGTATCTGTAGCGCCTCCGACAATAGAAATCTCTTTAGTAGTTCCAATAGTATTAACAACAATAGGATAAACTCCTGTAACATCTTCGACAAACACAGGACATAAAACATTTACGTCTGGACAGTCAATACCGGGAAATTCAAACCCTGTTATGTCAGCTGAAGGAATACCACAAAATGAAGTTAAGATTGGAGTCATTAAAGAAATCTCACAAACCCAACCGCTAACTTCTTCGTCGAACTCTTCCGTAAACGCTTCAAAGCTTATGTCATCAATTATATTTAATTGACTGTTTACATAGTACGGGTGTCCTTTAAACTCTGTTATAATGTCTTTAAGTATGTCAATACAATCAGACAACACCTCATTCTCATTTGATTCATCTTTGTTAACTAAGTCAAAAACCCTTACTTCGAAATCTATCTCGAAAGTTTTGTAGCCGTTATCAGTCGAGGGCATCGTTGCGGTGGTTGGATTAATCCATAACACAGGGTGCATCTTTGCTTCACTCGCTCCATTCTCCCAATTGTCACCAATACCAAAACCGTTTATTTGATAGTGACGTGTTGAAATATCTTTGAATACACTTATTAATTGATTAACTGTTTGTATTTTCATTTTATTATCTTTTTGGATGGTCTTTATTCATTTCGTTAAACATCTTTTCGTAACTCTTCCACTTCCTGGTTTTCATTGCATTTTTAAGTATGTCAAAATTACCGTCAACATATTTCCAATAGTCAGTACTAAAAACCTTTGCCACTAATTCACCTCGTGCGCCTACAGTTGCAGTAACTTTTGTAACTCTTAACATTTTCCCGGTGTCAATATGTCTTTGTCTTCTTATCTGATTCTTTAATTCACCTGTTAACTTTCTACTTATTAACCTTAACTCTGTGTTTGTTATTCCTTTCTTATTCTTTGGCTTCCTTCTTTTATATGCGGCAAATTCCAATCTTTCAGTATTAGAAAACTTTGCTTTGTGTGTATATATGAGTATTATTTCTTCGTTCATTACCTGTGTTTGTTTATCATGTCTTGTCGCTTCTGTAACCTATCATGATATTCGTCTCTCTCCTTCCAATAACTTAAAGTATTTAACGCAGTTATGTACGTTATTGCGTACACTTCTTCAAACTTGGTTACGTCTCCACTTGCTAACCTTTCAATAATTCCGAACCATTTCCATCTGTCGCTAAATTTAGGAGTTGCAAATCCTTCTTCGTCTTCTTCTTTGTGACCACCAAACAAAGCGGAGTAATTAAATGAAATCACCTTACGCCAGTCGAAAAAAAAACACTCATTCCTAGAACGTCCTCAATTGATAACTCCTCTTTAAACAACTCCATTCTTTTATTTACTATTGATGAATCGAATACTTCGTTAATAGGTTTTAGTATCACGCTTAATATTGCAGGTATTGAAGAAATCGAATTCAAGTTACCTTGCTCAATTAATGTCTCTATACTTACATACTCCCCAACTGTTATCTCATTCATGTTTTCAATAAGCCTAAACACTTCACCGTTAATAGTCACCTCTTTTTTATCTATCTCTTTAGGTTTGGTATTCATGAAAGACATTTGATTTACTATGTCAGCAATATCAGAAAGTTTAACGAATTCTAATATGTCGCCTATGTTATCATTCCCAAATACACCTAGCATCTTCACGTAATAATCTATATGAGAATCGAACGAATCTATATCTAACGCGCTTAATTCAATAAACTCTTTAAGTGTTACGTCGCTCCATTTAGTAGGTATTAAAATCTCTTTGCTCATTGGTATAATATATAAGTTATTCTAACTGTTTAGAACGTTCTAGTAAAATTCCCTTTAGTGTATTCAAATATCATTTTGTAAGCCATTGCATCTGCGTAATCTGGAGAATGTCCTATTAACTTCTTTTGGTCTGCCTTACTGTTAATCTCTTGCTTACTTTCACTAGTACCTCTTACCTTTCTTTTGATACATAGTAGTTCGCCTTCTAGCTCCTTCTTAAACTTGTTAGTCTTAATCTTAATCTTCCCGTCTCTTATAAGCTCACCTAGTTTGTAATATAGTTGTGTTTTAAGATTAGTATAGTTTTCATTCTTAAGAACCTTACCGTTGTTTATAATAGCTTTAGCACTTCTTAAATACTGTTTAATGTATTGACCCACCCCGTCACTATCATAAGAAATATATCTAGTTTGTACGTCGTATTCCCTAGCTACTTCTTTAATCTTATCTAATACAATCTCACCCCTACCAACCTTGATTATTTCTATTACTGTGTTACCTTCCCAAACAAATAAAACACAGCCATCTTGTTTGAAAGCGATATCTGCTGAAATGTACCTAGTGAAATCTTCATTCACTTCTATAGAGTGGTCGTACATTTCCATTATATCGTCTGAGCTTACTAAGTTGTCAGGGTCGTCTTGACTCTCCCAATTACCTAATAGCAACCTATTAACTTCTGAAGGGCTTAAAGTTCTTTTAAGGTTTTCAATATACGCTTCACTTAAATATGGATTGTCTAATCCTGTAGCGTTTACAAATCTTCTGTATTCTGGCAAAGTTCCTTCTTTGTCTGCAAGGTAGAAATCGTCATATAAGAAATTACGCGAAGGGTTACAGGTCATTATTAATAAAGGCTTAATTTTATAGCTTTCATTTCTCCACCTTCCTATTCTGGATTGTAATATTTCTTTTCCTTTTGCTTCAGTTTCTCCAGCTTCATCAATAACAGCGAAGGTCAATAATA